ATCAAAGCTTACTTTCAAGCTGGACTAGGTTCTGACAAAATTCCTCCTGAAGAACTTATTCCATATCTTGTGCAAGATGTAGAGAACACCGCAGCAATTGCTAAAAGACAATACGAAGCAGCTATACATCTAAATCAAATAAATTTGATCTGGAGTCAAATGGAAGCTCTCCATGCAACAACAGAGATGATGTTTAATGGTTTGCACATAGATAAAACAAGGCTGGATGCTTATACAGTAGAAGTAGTTAACAACTATGCTGAGTCTAGAGTTGGTCTAGAAGAGTTGTGTGCAGGTGTTATTGATGACATCAACAGCCCTAAACAATGGAGTCAATTCTTTTTTGGTGGCAAAAAGAAGGTTAAGGTTAAAGAAGAAGTCGGTGTTTACAAGAATGGCAATACAAAGTTTAAACTTGTAGACAAAGAACTTATCATTAAACCTGCTATCAAGTATGTCCCAGATCCTGACAAAGTGTCTGTTAAAACAGGCCAAGTGTCAGTAGATGACTCTGTGTTGAGCGATATGTTGAATCATACGTTTGATGCAAGGATGATCCATGTGATTAAATCTTTGTTGAAATATCGTGAGCTATCTAAACAATTATCTACGTATGTACAAGGCTTAAGCAAGCACATCATTGGAGATTTTATTCATGGCAAACTAAATCACACAGCAACTGTTACAGGTAGATTGTCATCAACCAATCCTAATTTACAAAATATCAGTAATAACCCTATAAAACAAATCTTCACTTCAAGGTATCCTGATGGACTCATTGTTGAGGTTGACTTTAATCAACTAGAAGTTGTTGCTTTGGCTCATGTTACTAGAGACAAACAATTGATCAAAGATATATCTGGTGGTAAAGACATTCACAGTGAACTCTACAAAGATATGTTTGGAAGAATGCCATCTAAAGAAGAAAGGAAGCCCTTTAAATCTAGAACATTCCAACTTATATATGGTGCTGGTGCAAAAGCTATCAGCAAACAAGCCGGGTGTAGTAAAGAAGAAGCACAGAAGTTTATTGAAATCTTTTACACACGTTATCCGCAAGTTGCTAAATGGCACACAGAGTTTTCTAGGCAAATAGAACGTGCTGCTTGTCATTTGAAAAATGAAGAAGGTTTAATGGATAAGTTTCAAACTTGTGTTTGGCAAACTGAAACTGGTCGTAAGTTTGTATTTACAGAGTATTACAGCGATAGCTCTTGGTCGCCCAAGATGTACAACTTCAGTCCTACAGAGATGAAGAACTATCCAATCCAAGGTTTAGCAACTGGAGACATCGTACCCATGATGTTGGGAGTTATCTTCAGAAAGCTAATAGGCAGAGATGATGTGAAGATGGTAAACACTATTCACGATTCTCTAATGTTTGACGTTAAGAAAGAGTCCGTAGTTAATTTTATGTTGGAGGTAACAGACATACTGAAAGACACACACAAATACTTTGAAGAGATATTTAAGAAGCCGTTGGCCCTCAAGCTCAATGCAGGGGCATCATTCGGTACTAATTGGTTTAACATGGAAGAAGTAAATATATGACTATGATGTCAGGCGTTGTGGAATCTGTATCCACAAAAGACGTAACAACTAAGTTTGGTGTCAAACCTACTTATTCGTTTAAAGTAAATGGAACCTGGATCAAATGTGGATTTAAAAATCCTTCAGTTGATGTTGGTTACACAGTTGACTTTGACGGTGTTACAGGTACGTATGGTATTGAGACTAAAGCAGTCAACATCATTAGCCGTACAAGTATTGCTCCAGTAGCTACTGCATCTACAGCAGTTACCTCTACAACAGCAGTACCCAAGTCTTATGGTGGTGGTTACAAGGACAAGGTATTTCCTATACCTGCCTTACACGGTGATCGTGCAATTGTTCGTCAGAATGCTTTAGCTCGTGCTACTGACCTGTATATCGCAGCTCGTGGTGGTAAACCCTTTGAGCTGGAAACTACAACTTTAGATTTGGTTATTAAACTAGCTCGTAAGTTTGAGGCATACACCGCAGGTGATCTAGACATGGCAGAAGCTATGGAAGAAAACGAAATCAACGAAGAAGTTATTAGTCTTGAAGGAGAGTAAATATGGAAGAAAAAGTTAAACGTGGCCCTGGTCGTCCCCCTAAAGTTAAACCTGCTGAAGAAAAACAATGGTATGACTCAATGCTTAAAGCACCTGTAGAAAAGGATGCTCTTTTAAGTTTGGTTCAACAAAAGTTTATGGATGCCTATGGGTTTGAAACTACTGAAGCTCAATCAAAACAATTTCTATTGTCTTTGGTAGCTCAGATAGAACTGTAAGTGTTTTTTTGGAGTTGTTAAGCCAGCATTCAAGGATGGTGATGTACAAAGTTTTCTGGCTTTTCTTTGTACCTAGTTAAAACCTAAATTGAGACTCCTGCTATTTTTAAAAGGTAATTATGAAAGCACTCATTGATGGTGACATAGTGGTCTATAGGGCTGCTGCATCAGCAGAAGAGGATGACCAGTGGATAGCCCAAGCTAGAGCAGATCAAATGATGCAGGACATTCTTGCAGACACTGGATCTACTTCTTATAGCGTTTATTTAACAGGTAGTGGCAACTTCCGTAGGGAGATAGCACCAAGCTACAAGGCTAATCGTCCAGACAGTCGCCCTAAACATTGGGAAGCAGTACGAGAGTTCCTAGTAACACAACACAAAGCTGTTGTTTGCAATGGATTTGAAGCTGATGACCAACTTGGTATAGACCAGGACAAAACACATGGAGCAACCGTAATTTGTAGCATTGATAAAGACTTGCTTCAGATCCCAGGTAAACACTACAACTTTGTAAAGAAAGTATTTCAGGACGTAACATATGACGAAGGAATCAAAGCACTGTACATACAAAGCTTGGTTGGCGATAGAAGCGATAACATCTTTGGAGTTCAAGGTATCGGCCCCGTTAAAGCAGAAAAAGCCCTTGCAAAACTACTCCCAGAAGAGTACTACGAAGCCTGTAGAAGCCTCTACAACGACGATGAGCGTTACCACCTCAACATGAAGCTGCTCTACATTTGGCAGAAGCCTAATGACTTTTGGCAAGCCCCTACGGGCGCAGCCAACAACACGGAACCAGCAGCAAATGAAACAACTTGAACTATTCCCCAAAACAAAAGCAGCAAGCCGCCCCAAGCGGCATAACGCAGCAGCTTACAAAAGCGGATTGGAACAGAAGTTCCAAGACGCTTGCAAAGCAAAAGGCTGGGAACTAGGGTACGAACAAAACAAAATCAAGTACAACATACCAGCCAGCACTCACAGCTACACACCAGACTTCACTGTTACTAAGAACGTTTACATAGAAACCAAAGGTCTATGGGTAGCAGCAGATAGGAAGAAGTCTGTTCTTATCAAAGAACAACACCCGGACATACGCATCCTATACATCTTTCAACGTAACCAACTTATCAGTAAAAACAGTAAAACAACTTACCTGGATTGGTGTGATAAGAATGGTCTAGATGCTTGTGTATTTTCAAATTCAAATTACTGGACAGAGTACATACTACGTCACATTTAAGGAGAAAACAGAATGCGTAAAGTAACCCTTATGGAGATGCTCAAAGAGCCGTTCAAGAAGCCTAGTCCCTTGGAAGTGATAGCAACAGAGTTAGCTGATGCTCACTTATCTAAGCTAGAAGCAGAGACTGCGTGTGAATATGCTCAGTCTATAGTGGACTATAACGTAGTGCGTATCACAAGACTTAACTCACGGATGGATGAATACAGGACTGATATTGATGCCATAAAAATAGGAGGTACAAAATGAAAGACAACACAGTAATAGCCAAAGAGTACACAGATTGGCACATCAAGACAGGTGGATTTGCAAGGGACAAAACTTTGCGTGATGAGTTTGCGGGGCAAGCTATGCAGGCAAACAGAGCGCGAAATAGCCAATATGAAAATTGGTCTGACTTGGCTTTGGATGCATACGAAATGGCAGACGCAATGCTCAAGGAGCGTGCCAAATGAATACCTGTTGTGACTACGGAAAATGCACCAATGGCCCTGACTGCCCTGTACGCAAACAACGCACCAAGGAAGCCAATGATGCGTACATGAATCGAAGCAATGGGCTTGAGCCTGACTTGCTGGATGATATTGCTGCAACATTCAAAGGCTTGATTGCTTTGATGTTTGTAGTGGGCGGTATAACTCTGCTGGCTTTTGCAATATGGGGGAAGTGATATGAACAACTATTCGGAATGGTTTTTTTCATACGGCTGGATGATTGTTTCGGCAATCGGCTTTGGCTTGGGGTTAAAAGTTGGTCTCAAGGCTTACTATGTAATTTTGCCTTTGGTTTGTGTTGCGCTCATAACTTCCCCAATACCGCAACAATTTTTTGGGAACCAGTTAATGTAAACGCAAGGGGAACAACATGACAGGCTACCCATCAAAGAAGGCAGCGGCGCAGGACAAGCTGGCACAGCCAGAGCAGGAGCCTGTGGCGTGGGGAGTGTTTGAGGGCAATCTGCACGATATGTTTTTTACGCAGGAGGAAGCGCAGGAAATGGCGCAGCTAAAAGGAACTCATGCTGAAGTGCGACCTCTCTACACCACCCCACCCGCAGCACAGCCAGTAGGCCAAGCGCCATGCGTCCGGCATTGCGAGTCCACTGCTTATGAGATTGTGATTCGCGGACTCAAGGGCGACATTGAGCGAATGAAAGCAGCACAGCGCACATGGGTAGAGCCAACGGGTAATGAATGGTTTGAATGGTGGCGTGTATCAAAAGTAGCAAATGAAACGGAAGCAGAAATTGATTTTGCTGATTTTTTAATTATTGTGCAAGCTATAGCGGTTGAATTAAAGGAGAAGAACAATGGATGATGATGATGATACCCAGATCTACAAGAAGCCGTGGGTAGGGCTTACACCAGAAGAAATCTTAAATTTGTTTGATTCAAACAACGTATACGGGAGTAAGTGGATCGAGTTTGCTCGTGCTGTTGAGACTAAACTTAAAGAGAAAAACTCATGAAGATTGAAAAAGTAATAGACTACGCACTCCCCTGTATGCTTGCAGAGAAGGAACTTAAAGAAGCACATCAGTTTATGTTAGAAAATAAGTACCGAGATGCAATAGAGAGTGGTGTAAAAGCCATAGACTACATTCACCATATGTTAGATGCTATTGAAAATAGGCTTGAACTATGAGGAGAATGACTCATAAAATAATACGAGATGTTCTTAAAAACAATTTAGATGGCTTAACAGCTAAACAAATACACTTTATTACCAGCATAGACAAAGAGTCTATCCGTGTAGCTTTAAAAAATATGCCAGATGTCTATATAGATAGATGGTTAGAAGCTAAACAAGGATTAAGAGAAGAGGGTGTGTGGTGTGCTATAGAAGTACCTGAAGACTGCCCTAAACCAGAAAGGAAAATTAAAAATGCCAAATAATGACAAACAAGACCTGCCTAACTTTGCAGCTTGGAGTAATAAAAATTTAGCTGACTTTGCTACAGATGCTTACATCCGAATGCAAGAACAACAAGATGCTTTAGAGCAACTTAGACACGATCTAAAAGATGCTATGAAAGAAACAAGGCGCGTTCATCTTTTCGGCGGTTCTGTAGTCCCTTGAGAGGTTTACCACCAGCCATACAGTACTTCAATAACTCTTCCGCAGCACCTTCCATATTGTTCTTAAGAACTTTTTGACGGAGGGTACTGCGTTGAAGTGTTCCCAAACCAACATTGAAGCTAAAGCTAACGAGAGCATCAAATTGGCCTTGGGTAAAAGAGACAGGGCAGAACCGTTCCACTCCCAATTCAAAACGGTGTAGATCTGCTGCAAGTATTCCATTGACTTCCTCCATACTAAACAAGCGATCATCTTCAAGTTTTAATGGGACTCCCATACGTTGATCCAGGGGTAATTTACCCTGTTCTGGATACAACACATGACCAACACCAATAGTCCAAAGCAAAGCAGGACAACGGTAAGCACGTTGACGAACACCCTCATGGTGTCTAATCATTGAAAGAGCTTTAGTTGATACTTTCATTTTTTTACTACGCTTTGTACGCAGCCTACTTTGTATCCTAAGTCACGCCATTCTTTAGCAGCTCTTTGGCAAGCTGACTCCATCTCAAAATAGCCAACGACCATTATTGAGTTCATATTGATACCTGTTACTAGTACCAAAGTCCAGATCATTTGCCAAATGCTCGACCACCAAAGTGAAATGCAATGATACTGGCAAATAATGCTTGAGTATTGCTATCCCACAAACGTTCTGCTAGAGCAGGGAAAGCTACACCATTGTTCCAACCGTATACAAACATACCAATGTCTACAAAACATAGCAATAAAAAGAATCCCAGGGTAATAAAGCTACGTACACCAGCACGTAGATCCTTCATCCACTGGCTTGTACCTTCATTTAAAGACTCGTCATGCTTGTAGATGGCGTTCATCTCAGATACCTGTGCGTTAACTAGATTCTCACTAGCCTTGGCTTTTGTTTCTAATTCCAACTGCTGTGTGTGTATCTGTTCTACACGTTCTTGTGCTTCAAATCCAGCTTTACGAAGCTCAAGCTCACGTTCTATCTGCATTTGAGCTAGTGCTAATTCGTGCTTTTTATCGTTGCGGTCTTGGAAGAAATCTAGCAGCTTGGGCAAGCCGCCCATCAGAAAGGAGATCAGTGTGGATAGGATAGTCAGCATGGTTTAGTCCTTCCCGGTCAGGGATTTGATTTTGTTGTTTACTGGGGTTTTTTCTTCAAGGATTGCA